TAACTACACATTCTTGAGATAAAGCACCTAAATCACCGGGAAGTTGAGTCCAATTCCAAACCTCTGGAACACCGACATATTGACCAAGAAACGCTGATTGTTCCTTATAAGCTACAATATATGTTCCTAGCTTTTTAGCTGCTACTACTGGCCCTGCGGTCTGTAGAAAAGAACCTGCTACGCATTGAGTCGTTACATCAGGAGTCCAGTTAGTCTCATCGCCAATTTTAGAACACCACCATCCGTTTTCCAGTGTTCCAAGTCCATGCGTGTCATCGACAAAATTAAATGCAAATACAAAGTTGTTTACCGTCTCTACTATCTTGGCTTTCGGCCCACCCGTTATAGGTGCAAATACTCCAGTAGTAGAGCTATTTATATAGTCGTTATGCCCTACTGAAGCTATCGTTACATTACCGAATTGTGCAAACCTGACAACCCCTTCAGAAGTTGCACCTAAATCATAACCACCTGCGTCTGATCTATCAGTCCATGTAGTACCGGATAATTCTTCTATCGTAGTTCGTGTTGCGGCTAAAATCCTTCTTGTGTTATCAAGTTTCTTTATTACAGCAAATCCCCTCGCCGCACCTGATAAAGCATCCGCTCCCACAGTCAAAGCAGTACCCTGTGCCCTGAAGCCATTTGTATCCGGGATTATTTGGTCGCAATCCAAGAATATCCCTGGAGTCTCAGGGGATACATCTGGTGCGTAGCCTGTAAATGGAATCATGCCGCCCTCACGACAAGATTAGAACCATATCTATCACGATTATCCGCTGACTGAAGCCTTGAAATAGAATCTATCAATAATTGCGCCCATATACCAATTCTTGAATCATCCTTTATGTAAGGAGCAGCTTCTAAAAGAGTCGCATAAAGGTAAACATCAGGAGCGTTTGTTATAAGCCAATTTACCCCACCAGAAAGAGCATCAAAGGCTTTGTAATAGGTTATAGAATAAGAATAGGCAGTCCCATAAGGAAGGAAATACAAGGTATCCCCAATGATGGAATAATTAACAGGAGTGCCGGCTTCGCTGTTTATGTTTGAAGGTGGCGTATAAGTCAGATTCCATGTGGAATTACCAGACCCTACCGAAATACCTCTCATCTCGATATAACCCGTAGGAAGGGAAATAGACTGAGCTACAGTACCTATTGAGGTGTTTTCCATCGCCCTCAGTCTGAGTTCACGATTCAACTTAGCCTCAGCCAAAGTAATAAAATCGGGAATCATCGAAGTCAAGTCAGAACGATGCAGGTAGTTAGCCACCGTTGTCTGCAAATCACTGTAATTAGCTAATGCCATGTATAACTCCTAGCCATTGTTCCGCGATTGTGCGCGGAGAGTATTTATCTTTAATGTACGCTTGTGCATCCTTGATCCGCTCGATTGACTCTTGAGGATTGGCTAGTGCGCGTTCTATGTGTTCTGGTATATAACCTAATGGGAAAAACTCACCGAAAGGTTCGTAACTTGGTAAATGTTCGGCACAGACGTATTTTCCGCACCTGATCGCTTCAACCATTCTATTCTCAGATTTCGCCTTCTTCTGGCCTGTCGGGATAATGACGATGCACGGCTTCTTGATTTCACTTTCAAATGCCTCTGGAGTCCATTGGATACACGTTTCATTGTTTGACATTACAACCAATGGATATTCCAAGTAAGGAATTATCCTTGCCAAATTCACTAGGTTACTTCTATGCCCATACCAGAATAAGTTTTTTCCGATGGATGGTTCAATCTCATCATGCTCGTAAGGCTCTCTTATAACTATTGAATCCTTACCGGTTACTTCCTTTATCCTGTCCTTCATAACCTCTGAGTTACAGGTTACTGCATCTGCCATTTCTATATGTTCTATGTAATACTTACCAAACTCAGGATGGTAGAAATGGTCATCACATACATCAAAAACACGTTTATCGAATGCATAAACATCTTCTTTTCGTAGAAAATGCTTACCGTAAACCAATACATCATTGCCTTTTTCAATCCCCATCTTTAAAAATTCCTGTTGGGGGATGATAGACCTCAACCTTGAAGAAGCCAATGTTTGACCAAAGTTGGCAAAGGTTATTTTCATTTTATCTTTATAGGTTCAAAATCCAATGACCCTAATTTACCTTCTTTTTTTACCACCCATCCGATTGATACAAATTTAGGCTTTCCCTTTGTAAGATCGCCTATCCATTCTGCGTTTGGATAAATCTGTCTAATCTGGTCAAGTGTCATTCTCCAGTAGTCGTTTGGATAAGCGTGTCGCCCTTTATGAACAGAAGCCATTGTCATCACCAGCCAACCACCATTCTTTACTACTTTCCAAGTCTGCTTTATAAACCCGCGCCAATCTTCAACATGCTCTAAAGTACCTGTAGAGACAACAGCATCGAAACTTCTAGGCTTGAAATGTTTGTCAATATCGCTTGCAGAGCATACTAGATCAACTCCCTTGCCCTTACGCATATCTATACCTACAGACACGTCAATTATGTCTCTTATACCGCCATTGACGTTAAAACTACCTACTTCCATAACGCGACCAGATAATTTATCTTTATTTCTGTTTATGAAATCCAGTGTAAGGCTATCCATTATTTAGTGCCTACTATTCTCATATCACACGCAGGTACATGGTACTTTGGCATTTCGTAATGAACGTCCTTGAATCCATGCGATTCCATCATTTCTATAAGCTCTGCGACCGGATAGCACCATTTATGCACCATGTGCGGGTCTTTGTAATACGGATCACCATACAGTCGCCACATTGTAGCTTGGTCTGTAATCGGTTTTTTGTTATTTACGGCATTAATGAAGTGTCCGATCACCTTGTCTAAACAGGGAAGTTCAAGTATTAAAACTCCGCCATCTTTCAAAACTCTGCGCCACTCAACTAATACATCATCGGCTTCCCATCTGTAGAAATGCTCGAATACATGAATAGCGTAGGCAGAATCAGCATAATTGTCCGGCAAAAGTAACTCTCTTACATCGCATTCAATATCAGGCTTTATTCCTGACCAGTTACCGGGGAAGTCTATATTAATGAATCCTGGCCATATCTTTGCACCACAACCTATATTAAGATGTATTCCAGGTTCTACATCAGGGACGATAATATTAGTCTTTCTCACAACTTAACCCTGCGAATCACATCCCGCCATCCTTCACCTTTGGCTTGCTGGTAGAGTTTGGCAGTCTTAGACCATACATATGAACCGTCTTTAGCAGGTTCATATCGCCATTGTTTTTTAGTAGGGACTAGGATATGAGTCGGTATTCCTAATCCGTTGGCACAATGTATCGCTGTAGTATTGACACCTATAACACCGTCCAATGCGGCTATCAAAGAAGCTGTTAGGTCGTAATCATCGCACTGTGTAGCCCATTGATATTCCCGAATCTTCGGGTGTGTAAGGTGTCCTTTGTAGTCTAAAGATATAAACTCAGCGTTTAATGAGAAAAGAGGGGAAAAGTCCTCTGGGGTTATCTTTCTCCAACTCGCTCCGGTCAACTTAGACCCGCCATGCAAACACAATCCATAAACAGGTTTGTTCCACGTGGAAAACAACCCTTTCCACATCCTTACCAATTCAGGGTCAGCCTTCAGATAAGGCGTACCGGGAAAGTCCTCGTCCTTGTTTCTATAAAACCCCGGAAGGCTTGAAATAGCGCATCTAGCGTCTATCCGTGCGTCTTTCAACCAGTAAGGCTTGGAGTTCCTTCGTGTACCGTAAACATCAGCCTTTGGGAAAGACCTTTTAAACAGTTTTTCCAGCTTAGGATCGCAGTCGATAATGACCTTTTTGCAGTCTCTAATAGCATCTGGTACACAAGAGGCGTAATTAATTTCATCTCCCAGACCTTGTTCACCGTATATCACTACAGCTTGGTTCTTAGTACCGTCCCATCGTTTCTCGTTTCCATATACCCATTCCTTGCGGTATTTGTTGCCTAAAGAGAGTTCCCAATACTTCCAGCCTTGAGTCCATTCGTGTTTGGCTAGATGAACATGGGCTAGGTTTTTCTTAGCCATGTCTGAATCTTCAATCTGTAAGGCGATTTCACAAGCCTTTTGAGCTTCATCCCATCTGGCTTCTTCTATGAATAGAGCCGCAGCGTTTACATAAGCCTTGACGTATTCATTATCTATTTCAGCCGATTTCAGATAAGCCTTTAATGCTTCTTCATTCCTACCAAGTTCATGTGCTGCAAGCCCGAAATTGACCCATACAGGGGCTATGTTGACCTTCTCCTGTAAAGACCTTCTAAGATATTGGTAAGCCAAATGGAAGTTATGCAGTTCCAGATGAATAATCCCCAAGAAGTTAAGTGCTATCGCATCGTTAGGGTCGTTCTCTAACAGGGGAGCTACTACATTAGCAGCATCCTCTAGTTCACCTTGCTGTATCAACTCGTATACAGCTTTTTGTATGTCTTTTATCTCGGAGTCTTTTAACGATGCCATTTTTCCGTAGCTTTTAAATAGGGGTAATTCGTATTTATTTCTTTCAAGATAGCTTTGGTGGCATTTTTATCCTCCAATTTAAGCCCTTTATTTCTTAATTCAATTTCTACTACTGTAGGAATAGATGCATATAGCGCCCATTCTTCCTTTACACCGTTTTTCCATAAACTTGGGTCTTTCCTGAGCTCGTTCATGTGGTCTAAAAACCCGCTAACGTCTTGACTAGCCGTAATCATCACGTTATCAGTGATAGGATCGTAGTCAAACGTCTCCGTAACTCCGGTTTCAGAATCGTAATCAAAGAAAATTGGCATAAGTAAAACCGGGGGTTTCCCCCCGGCTCCTTCGTTATACGCCTACACCACCAACGGTAGCATGAGCATCTTGAGAATCCGAAACCAGACAGTATTCGCAAGTAAGCAAGTAACGCTCACTATCGCCCGTCTTAGCCATCGGAGTCTTTTTGATACCATCCAGGTAAGCGACCGAGATGTACTCAGGGTCGATACAGAACACCGCTGTATCGCGTTGGTAACGGTTCAGCTTCACGGTATGATTCCCGTAAGAGGAAACATACATATCAGCCGCGCCAGAAACGATAGCCTGATTCGTACCCTTCACTTCGTTGTACTTGGTAGCGATACCTGAGAAGGCATTAAATAGGTTCTTGTTCTTCTTCGACATCATAATAACCGAAGGATCACCACCATCATCCCATGCC